CTCGTACCACAGAAGGATTAAGACCATCAGTAACATACTTGTTAGAGAGAGCGTGGCCGTTTGCTATTGATGCAGTGCCACTACAATTTGGATCCACTCTTGTAACAAAAGTAACATGTCAATTGTATTACACTAGACATACTATTATTCACAATGACATCACTCAGTCAATACCAATACCTTCTCCAACCACTAATTGAAAATTGACTTTTCAATTCCATAAAAGTGGGAAAAAATTTCCCGCTATTTTTTTGCTTGAAAAGTCGCTAAATATAAATATGACCTTGGAGTAGATATTATGGCATTGCCAACCATGGACTTACCAACTCACGAGTTGGAAATTCCATCAACAAAGAAAAAAATTAAATTTCGTCCTTTTTTAGTAAAAGAGGAAAAAGTGCTACTAATGGCACTAGAATCAGAAAACGAAAAAAATATTAGAGACGCAGTATTTGAATTACTGAAAGCTTGTATTACCACAAGAATTAAACTTGAAAATCTTGCAACTTTTGATTTAGAGTATATCTTCCTCAATATTCGTGCAGTATCTGTGGGTGAGATTGTTCAGATGACAGTTACTTGTAGAGATGACGGTGAAACACAAACACAGTATAATTTGAATTTAACTGCAGCAGAAGTAATTTTTCCAGAAGGACATAGTAATAAAATCATGTTATCTGATGATTTAGGAGTTATTATGAAATATCCTTCTTTTAATGAATTTGTTGAAGGACAGTTTACTGAAGGAAAGGATGTTGACGTAATTAAGGTTGTTGCAGACTCTATTGATCAAATTTTCCAAGGAGAGGAGGTATATGATGAATCTACTACCACTAGAAAGGAATTTGTTCAATTTGTAGAGAGTTTAACAAATCAACAATTGGAAAAAATACAGAAATTTTTTGAAACATCTCCTAGATTAGAACATACATTCAAAGTCACTAATCCCAAAACTGGTGTTGAGTCTGAATATACTTTAAGAGGATTGCAGAGTTTTTTCGGATAGCCCTCTTTCATAATACGCTAGAGGGGTATTACAAGACCAACTTTGCCTTGATGCAACATCATAAATACAGCTTGAGTGAAATTGAAAATATGATTCCATTTGAGAGACAAGTATATGTCTCATTATTAATGCAATACTTGGAACAAGTTAAACAAGAACAAGAAAAACAAAAAAGGTAATGGCAGCAGGAACCGTAGCATATACTGATACCACGGGTAATAGAGATTATCTGGGTATTATTGCAAGTCAAATTGGAAGGCGTCTTAAAGAAGCTTCCGATATGGCGTCGGATGAACGTGACTTTGCAGAGATGAAGGCAGAGTTAGGTGGAACATCATTAGACGAAGCAGGAATAGGTAAAGGATATTTTTTTAAGAGAGCCCTTGGTTCAAGATTTGGCGGAGATAAAATTGCCAGAACCAGGGGCAGAATGGGTGCTACAGGAGCTGGCACCAGTCCTACGGGTAACTATAAAACTAGGTTTCGTGGTGGATTTGATTATAATGTAACTAATCAGATTCAAGCATCAACGTTACCTTTATCCAGTGCATTATCTGCAGGATTAAGTGGTGTAGAAGGTGGATTAGTAAGTATATCTCAATCATTGGGTGATCTAGCTCGTGGCATGGATGGTCTTGCCAGATCACAAGAGAACGCAGCGAGACAAGCGGTAATGAATGGAGCGTTTATGCAAGCGTTCCTAAACCATATGCAAAGAGAGGGAGCTCGTCAACGTGCTCGTTCAGAGGAATCTGGTTTAGAAGGTGGTAGACGTAGATTTCGTGGATTTGGCGGTGGCATGGGAGGCGGCCGCGGAATGATTAATGTCACACCGCCAGGTGGTTCTGGTGGTGGTTCTGGTGGTGGAAGTGGAACTGGTGGTGCTACTAGTTTTCTTACTTCTCAACTTTTAGGTAAAAGAACCGCAACGGTAAACAAAATTGCACAATCAAGTCCAAAAGTTGCCAAAGCACTGGATATCCATCCAAAAGGTCCTAGAGTAACAGGAACACCAGCTTTACCTGCTGCTGGACAAACTGCTGGTAAGTTAACAAAGAGTTCTGATCAAGCAGCGATTAAACTTGCAGGAAACAGAACTATACAAAAATCTTTCCGAAGATTGGGTGTAACTGGAACACCTAATCTTATTAAAGGTGCTAGAGATCTTGGAAAAACAACATTAGCTGCTGTAAAAACTGGTGGTAATGCATTATTGGAAAAATCATTAACTTCAGCAAATAAAGTCAAGCGTTTTATTGAAGGACCTGATTATCTTACTGACCTTAAAATGGCTAATCTTCCTTCTGATTTTTTCCTTGACGATCCAGTAGACATAGCTATGTCAAGAATGACGGGCGTTGATGATATTGATGTTGCCATTCGTAGAACTATTGATAATCAGAAGGCTGGTACCCAAGTTATTGATGCTATCATTCAGAATTTGGATAATGTTAATAATGCAGAGGATGCTGTAAAATTATACTCTAATTTAAGATCAGGTCTAGATCCCGAACTTGGTTATAAAGTATTTTCTGAAAAAGATGCAGATGACGTTCTAAAAGGAGTTCTGGGTGAGGACGAATTTGCTAAATGGGCAAGAAAAGCAAAAGCACCATATAAATCAGCAGCTAAAAAAACTGTTACTCAAAAAATGTTAGGTAAAACTGATGATGTTGCCAAAATAGGAGCAAAAGCAGGAACAAGAGGAGCAGGAAAAATTGGAGCAAAAGCACTTGGTAGATCAATTCTGAAAAAATTACCAGTCATCGCTGGTCTTGCTGGTATATATTTTGGTATTGAACGTGCATTAAAAGGAGATTTTCTTGGTGCTGGACTTGAAATTACCTCTGGTATTCTTGGTGCTACTGGTGTAGGTGGTGGTTTAGGATTAGCAATTGACGGATTCTTGCTTGGTAGAGATTTAGGTATGATGCCTATGGCCAGAGGTGGATTCTTAACAAAACCAACTCCTGTTGTTGCTGGTGAAGCAGGTGCGGAAGGATTTTTCCCGTTAGAGGGAGCTAGAGGTAAGAAAACATTCCAGATGTTTGGTGAGGGTGTCCTAAATGCTCAGAAAGACAATAAGACTGATGTTGCTGAATTATATGCTCTGGGAAATAAAAAATACTATGAAGGAATGAATGGATGGAAATCTTTTGGTGAAGCACTTAAAGGAATATTCAGTGGATTGAGATTACCAGATAATCCTTTACAAGGTATCCGTAATGCGTTTGGTCTAGGTAATAATAATAATAATGCGACTCGTACTGCCAGAAGTAACTATAACTTTGGTTATAATTTACCACCAACTGGTACTTTAGGAACAGGAGAACAAAATTATGGGTATAATAGAGGTAGCCACATACATGCTGGACAAGACTTTGATATAGCAGGACCTGATGCTACATTTGAATCACAAATTGGTGGTAAGGTAATGCGTATAGAAAAACAAAACGGTGGATATGGAAATTATATTGACATCTATAATAAAGATATGGATGTTACTGAAAGAATTGCGGAAGGTGCTGAAGTTCTTGTCAAAGTAGGTGACGTAATTACACCTGGAACTCCAGTCACTAGAGGTGAAACAGACACTGGTGTTATTCACTATGAAATCCGTAAGGGAAAAGAAGAGACTTATGGTTTTGAAGGAACTTTGAATCCAATGGAATTTCTGGAGTCTCATACTGTACATTCCGCGAGAGATGGACGACCAGCAAATGCACCAGCAAATACTAATATAACACCAAATCAAGTTATTGAAGTGCCTAATGATGCTGGTTTTACTCTACAGAATTTTTCTAGTTCTAGTAATCCTGATGGTGCAGCTAGCATACTAAATGGACAATCTGGAATGTTTAGTATGGGATCTCAATTCATGATGGCACCTACTATCATTAATAATTACAATACAGTAGCAGGAGGTTCTGGTTCTGGTAATGATGACTCGTTTGGTGGTGGATTCCCATCATTCGCTCAAGGATTTATTGTTCCTTATAGTATGGATGCTCTCAAATAATGGCAGAACAGAACGCTTCTCAGGCTACACTTGTTAGATGTGTCATATCTAGAGCTGGTGCTCAGGCACAAGCACTAGGTGGTGATATGGTTGGTGGTTTTGACGTGCATGAAAGTCTTGAATCTCCATTCATGGCAGGATCTTTATTGATTAGTGACTCTAAAGATTTCATAGGAACTTATCCAATCCAAGGTGGAGAAAATATTTCAATAGAAGTAAAAACCACTTTTGATGATAAACCCATCAAATATGAGTTTGTTATTGCTTCCATCGGAAATAGAATTGTAAAAAATAAAGCACAAGTATATACTTTAATTTTAGTTTCTCCAGAAGCATTAATTAATGAAGGAACTAGAGTACAGGCTCCTCTTACTGGAAATCCTCAAGCAATTGTTGCTAAGTTATTAGGTAAAGAATATCTAGCTTCTACAAAAGAGTTGTTCTCAGAACCATCTAGATTTGAGATTAGAATGAATCCTTCTAGATCTAGACCATTTGATATTATTGCAAGTCTTCTTAAGAAATCTGTTTCTTCAAAAACTGATTACAAAGGAACTAACAGTACAAATACTACAGAAACTGCACAACAGGTAAAAGGTAGTGCTGGATTCTTGTTCTGGGAGACTCGTAGAGGATTTAACTTCTTTTCTATTGACGCACTATGTGATGAAGTAGATGGTAAATTCTCTGCACCTGATTTGCAAACTGAAGCATGGGGTCCTTACGAAGAAAGAATAGCAAACACTGAAATATCTGGAGATCAAAGATTCTTAATATCAAATGCGGTGTTTACAGCAGAAATCAATCTGTTGCAATCTTTGCGTAAAGGCAAATACTCTTCATTAATGGTATTTTTCAATCATTCCACAGGTCAGTATGAAGAATACGTCTACAAAATTAAAGATAGTTATGATAACATGGCACATTTAGGTGGACAAGAGAGTGTTTCATTGATTCCTGCTAATCAAATTGAATTATCTGATTATCCTACCAGAATCATGTCTATGGTTTTGGATCATGAATCATGGTTCAATGAGCCAGGCATTGCTAATCCAGAAGACGCTAATGCAAAAGATCCAACTAAATTTGCTGATTGGCAGAAGTATTATGCAGCACAAGGATCAGCAAGAACCGAACTAATGAAGAATCAAGAGGGTATTATTAAAATTCCTGGCAATCCACTTATTTGTGCTGGTGACAAGATTGATATTAGAATTGTAAGTAAGTTGGCAGATGAGTTGAGAAAGAAAAAACCATATGATGAAGAGAGCAGTGGAGTCTATCTTGTCAAGGAAACAACACAATCTTACAATTTTCTTGAAACTGATAGCGGAACTATAAAAACCACGCTAAGATTGTTTAGGGACTCTTACGGAATGAAAGATGTCCCTTCAAATCACGGTAATAAATAAATCAGAGGAGGTACTACTTATGGAAAGCATTGAACAGCATATCGAAAAGGATAAACAGATCTTAAGTGATCCAACAACTAATCCACAAATGCGTCGTCACATTGAAGTCGAGTTGCATGATTTGGAAGAGTATGTAGAGCATCACAAAGAAGAAATTGAAGCAGGAGATCATCATGATCCTAACTGCATTGAGCTTTTTTGCGATCAACATCCTGACGAACCTGAGTGTCTAATTTACGACGACTAATATGGATGAGGCATTATCGAGACTAATGCCGACTCAGAGAATCGGTAATGACGGATTCTCTTGGTGGGTAGGTCAAGTAGAAGGAACCGCCAGCGATGAAGAAAACAACAAAGGCGGATACCGTTATAAGGTAAGAATCGTAGGAGATCACCCTAAATCAAGGGAGATTCTTGATACGAAGGACTTACCTTGGGCTACTGTGATGATGCCAGTGACTGTGCCATTTATGCCAGGCAATATTGGCGGTGGTCATCCACAATTAGTAAAAGGATGCTGGGTAACAGGA